TTATAAAGGCTGTAAAGCCTCTGGGACATGTCCCCCTGATGTTATTAATAAAGTGGAACAAAATACACTTGCTGATAAAATTTTAAAGTATGGCAGTGTTGGTGTGTTTTTTGGTGGTCTTGGAATAAGTACAGGTAAGGGTACCGGTGGTCCTACAGGCTATGTTCCTTTAGGTCAAGGTCCTGGAGTGCGTGTGGGCGCCACACCCACAGTGGTCCGCCCCGGGGTCATACCTGAAATAATTGGACCAACTGAATTAATTCCAGTTGACTCAGTAACACCAATTGACCCTGCAGCACCATCCATAGTGACATTAACAGATAGTAGTGCAGGTGCTGACCTTTTACCTGGTGAAGTTGAAACTATTGCAGAAGTACATCCGGTCCCAATAGACAATGTAGAACTAGACACACCTTTAGTTTCTGGGGACCGTCACGCCATTTTGGAGGTAACGGATGCTAATCCCCCTTTTAGGCGCACAGTTACCCGTACACAATATCATAATCCTGCTTTTGAAATTATTTCAGAGTCTACACCATTAATAGGTGAATCTACACCCTCTGACCATGTTTTTGTTTTTGAAGGCTCGGGAGGTGTAGAGGTAGGGGATGCTAATGAAAGCATTGAATTAGATACATTTCCTTCTAGATATAGTTTTGAAATTGAAGAGCCAACTCCTCCTCGTAGAGTTAGTACACCAATTGAAAGAATCAGCCAAGAATTTAGAACTTTAAGAAGAGCCTTATACAACAGAAGATTAACAGAACAGGTCCAAGTGAGAGATCCCTTGTTTATTCGATCCCCTTCGAGGCTTGTGAGATTTCAATTTGATAACCCAGTATTTGATGAGGAAGTTACACAAATATTTGAAAGAGATGTAGCTGCAGTAGAAGAACCACCAGACAGAGACTTTTTAGATATTGAAAGACTTGGAAGGCCTATATTAACAGAAACTGCGGAAGGCCGTGTTCGTGTCAGCAGGTTAGGGCAACGTGCATCGCTGAGCACACGCAGCGGCGCACGTGTAGGTGCTAGAGTGCATTTCTTTACAGATGTTAGCACTATTAATGCAGAAGAGCCCATTGAATTAGAATTATTAGGTGAGCATTCTGGCGATAGCTCTGTAATACAAGAACCATTTGAAAGCACAATAATGGATGTCAATATTGACAACATACCTGAAAGTTTAGATACAAACATAGCAGAAACATCTGTAGACTATGATTCTGCTGATTTATTATTGGACCACGGTGTGGAGGATTTTAGTAGGTCACAATTGGTAATAGGTGCTTCTGATAGATCACTTCCGTCTTTTACTGTTCCACGATTTGAATCCCCTAGAGAAACTATTGTTTACATACAAGATATAGAGGGTAATACAGTTGTATATCCTAAATATGAAGAAAGGCCAACTATTATATTACCTACACCCTCGGGGCCTGCTATAATTCAATCACTTACACATTCCTCCTTTGACTATTATTTACATCCTAGCTTGCGAAGGAAAAAACGCAAACGCAAATATTTATAATGTTTTTCAGATGACCCTCTGGCTTCCAACTTCGGGTAAGATATATTTGCCTCCTACGCCACCAGTAGCCCGAGTACAAAACACGGACGAGTATGTGGAGAGAACTGACATCTATTACCATGCTATGAGTGACCGTTTATTAACTGTAGGACATCCTTACTTTGATGTTAGATCATCAGATGGAGCAAAAATAGAGGTCCCTAAAGTGTCTGGAAATCAGTTTAGAGCTTTTAGAGTAACATTTCCAGATCCTAACAAATTTGCCTTGGGAGATATGACAATCCATGATCCCGAGAGATATAGATTAGTATGGGCTTGCAAAGGGTTAGAAATAGGAAGGGGACAGCCCCTAGGTGTAGGTACCACAGGTCATCCATTATTTAATAAATTACATGATACTGAAAACCCTACTGAACGCCAGGAAGGAACATCAGATGATAGAAGAAATGTTTCTTTTGATCCTAAACAGGTTCAAATGTTTATCATTGGATGTATACCTTGTTTAGGTGAATATTGGGATAAAGCCCCTGTTTGTGAAGATGCAGGCAGTCAGGTAGGATTGTGTCCTCCACTAGAATTAAAAAATGGGGTTATAGAGGATGGAGATATGTTTGATATAGGATTTGGAAATATAAATAATAAAACATTATCTTTTAATAGATCTGATGTGAGCTTAGACATTGTAAATGAAATCTGTAAATATCCTGATTTTCTTACAATGTCAAATGACGTCTATGGCGACTCATGCTTTTTTTGTGCACGTAGGGAGCAATGTTATGCAAGACACAATTTTGTACGTGGTGGTCTTGTTGGTGATGCTATACCAGATGATGCAGTTCAACAAGATCATAAATATTACTTGCCTGCAGCTTCACAGACTGCTTTAGAAAACTCTACTTATTTTCCAACAGTTAGTGGTTCTTTAGTAACCTCTGATGCCCAACTATTCAACAGGCCTTTTTGGTTAAAGCGCGCGCAGGGCCATAATAATGGCATTCTCTGGAACAACCAAATGTTTGTTACAGTAGCTGATAACACCCGTAACACTAATTTTTCTATTAGTGTGGCAAGTGACGGCACCACAGTTAATTATGATGCTAAAAAAATCAGAGAATTTATGCGCCATGTTGAAGAATACCAATTATCCTTTATTTTACAGCTATGTAGAATACCATTAGAAGCAGAGGTATTGACCCAAATTAATGCCATGAATCATGGCATTTTAGAAAATTGGCAACTAGGCTTTGTACCTACACCAGACAATTCTGTACATGATACTTACAGGTATTTACAATCTAAAGCTACAAAATGTCCTGATGCTGTACCTGACACACAAAAGGAAGATCCCTTTGGTCAATATACGTTTTGGAATGTAGACATGTCTGAAAAGTTATCATTGGATTTAGATCAGTATCCACTGGGTCGTAAATTTTTATTTCAATCTGGGTTACAACGTGCAAGGACCAGTGCCAGGGTCAGTCTAAAACGTTCTGCTACACGGAAAACGTCTAAAACTGTAAAACGAAGAAAAATCACCTCCTAACCGTTTTCGGTTGCTTTAATAAAATCTATTAACTAATCTGGTATGTGAAGCATTTTTTGACCACCTTTGTGACTAAACCGAACAAGTCAACACCAGTAACCGCACCCGGTTTTTACATTATAAATTCCTCGAGGTAAGATTGCCATCAGTAGATACCATCGGCACCTGGAGCAACCGCCAAAGCTTTGCCAGGTCTTGGCAGAACATTTGCTGGCAAAGAGTGCACCGATAACGGTAAGAACTTTTGAGTTTTAACCGTAGGCGTTCATTTATTATTCATAGCAACAATTGTGGTTAACAACAATCTCCTGCCAATATATACATGCAACCGCTTGTGGTAATTTATGCACTCCTTGCATATTATTTAAGTAGGATGGGCTACTATTTAATATTCATGGCTTTGCAAAGACCACTGACGGTACAGCAACTTAGTGATAAGTTGACAGTACCTGTGGTAGATCTTTTGCTACCATGTAAATTCTGCAGTAGGTTTTTAACCTATTTGGAATTGCGGCAATTTGATTATAAGAATTTGCAATTAATTTGGACAGACGAAGATTTTGTGTTTGCATGTTGCAGTGGCTGTGCCTACGCTTCAGCCCAATTTGAATTTCAGCAGTATTATCAAGTTACTGTGTATGGTCGTGAAATTGAGCAAGAAGAACAACGACCTGTAGGCCAAATTTATATTAGATGTCAATATTGCTTGAAGTCACTTGATTTGTTAGAAAAGTTAGAGATCTGCTGTTCCAATCAACCATTTCACAAGGTTAGAGATCATTGGAAGGGAAGGTGCAGGCACTGTAAAGCAATAGAATGATTGGGAAACAAGCTACTCTGTGTGATATAGTTCTTGAAGAGCTTGTCCTGCCCATTGACCTGCATTGCCACGAGGAGCTGCCTGAACTTCCAGAAGAGTTAGAAGAATCAGTGGTAGAGGAGGAGCCTGAGTACACTCCTTACAAGATTGTGGTATATTGTGGGGGTTGTGATACAAAGCTAAAGCTGCATGTACTAGCAACTCTCTCTGGAATTCGCGACTTTCAAGCATCTCTACTTGGACCAGTAAAACTTTTGTGTCCCACCTGTCGAGAGGACATTCGCCATGGACGACGATAAAGGTACTGACACAACTGATGCTAAAGAAGGCTGTAGTGGTTGGTTTATGTTAGAAGCTGCGTGCTCAGATGATAGTGACTTAGATAATAGTTTGGAAAAGTTATTTGAAGATGGTACAGAGTCAGATGTATCTGATTTAATAAATGATGATGATACTGCTGCTCAGGGAAATTCCCGCGAATTGCTATGTCAACAGCAAAGTGAGGAATGTGAGCAGCAGATTCAATATCTAAAACGAAAGTATTTCAGTCCAAAGGCTGTTCAGCAGCTAAGTCCACGTCTGCAGTCTATGAATATTTCGCCTGGGCATAAATCTAAAAGGAGATTATTTGTGGAGCACGACAGCGGACTGGAGTGTTCCCTAAATGAAGCTGAAGATCTTACTGAAGAGGTGGAGGTACCGGCGAGCGCTCCAGCGCCGGCAGCACAGGGTGGTTTAGGGTCGGGACATTACACCAGTTTGTTGAGATGCAACAATGTAAAGGCAGTATTGCTGGGAAAATTTAAAGACGCATTTGGAGTGAGCTATAATGAGCTAACTAGACAATTTAGAAGTAATAAGACTTGCTGTAAGCATTGGGTAGTGGCCATATATGCTGCTAAAGATGAATTAATAGATGCGTCCAAACAATTGTTACAACAACATTGTACCTATTTGTGGTTGCAAACATTCTCACCCATGTCATTATATTTATGCTGTTTTAATGTTGGGAAAAGTAGAGAAACTGTGTTGCGATTGTTATCTTCCATGTTACAAGTTAATGAAAATCATATTTTATCAGAACCTCCAAAAATCAGAAGTATGATAGCTGCTTTATTTTGGTATAAAGGTAGTATGAATCCAAATGTCTATGCATTTGGAGAGTATCCTGAGTGGATTATGACACAAACTATGATACATCACCAAACTGCTGACAGTGTACAATTTAACCTGTCTGCAATGATACAATGGGCTTATGATCAAGATTATGTTGATGAATGTACTATTGCTTACCAGTATGCTAGATTGGCTGATAGTGATAGTAATGCCAAAGCATTTTTAGCTCATAATAGTCAAGCCAAATATGTTAGAGAATGTGCTCAAATGGTTAGATATTATAAACGTGGAGAAATGCGAGATATGTCAATTTCTGCATGGATACATTATTGTATATCAAAGATAGAAGGCGATGGACACTGGCAAGACATTGTTAAATTTTTGCGATACCAAGGGTTAAATTTTATAGTGTTTTTAGATAAATTTAGAACATTTTTAAAAAATTTTCCAAAGAAAAATTGTTTGTTAATATGTGGTCCTCCGGATACAGGAAAATCTATGTTTAGCATGTCATTAATGAAAGCATTAAGAGGACAGGTAGTTTCATTTGCAAATTCTAAAAGTCATTTTTGGCTACAACCTTTAGCAGATGCAAAGCTGGCTTTATTAGATGATGCTACAGAAGTTTGTTGGCAGTATATTGATGCTTTTTTAAGAAATGGACTAGATGGTAACATTGTATCTTTAGATATGAAGCATAGAGCTCCGTGTCAAATGAAATTTCCACCTCTTATTATAACATCTAATATTAGTTTAAAAAAGGAAAAAAAATTTCCATATTTACATAGTAGAATATATGAATTTGAGTTTCCTAACAAATTTCCCTTTGACGCAAATGATAAACCTTTGTTTAAACTTACTGACCAAAGCTGGGCGTCTTTTTTTAAAAGGCTTTGGACACAATTAGAACTGAGTGATCAAGAAGAAGAGGGAGACAATGGAGAAACTCAGCGAACGTTTCAGTGCACTACAAGAGAAGTTAATGGACTTATATGAATCAGGTGTAGAGGATCTTGAAACCCAAATTCAACATTGGAAATTATTAAGACAAGAACAAGTGTTATTTTATTATGCAAGGAAACATGGGATTTTGCGTTTGGGGTACCAACCAGTACCCACCTTGGCAACTTCAGAAAGTAAAGCAAAAGATGCTATAGCCATGGGACTATTGCTGGACAGCTTACAAAAATCACAATATGCAGAGGAACCCTGGACTTTAGTAGAAACTAGTTTGGAGACAGTTAAAAGTCCTCCAGCAGACTGTTTTAAAAAAGGACCTAAATCTGTGGAAGTGTACTTTGATGGAGATCCTGACAATGTAATGTCTTATACAGTGTGGTCATACATTTATTATCAGACTGATGATGAGACATGGGAAAAGGTGGAGGGTCATGTGGACTATACAGGAGCTTACTATATGGAAGGGACCTTTAAAACCTATTATATTAAATTTGAAACAGATGCTAAACGATATGGTACAACAGGACAATGGGAGGTGCATGTTAATAAAGATACTGTGTTTACCCCTGTTACCAGTTCTACGCCGCCAGTTGGAGTCGCCTCCCAGAACTCCGCACCCGAACCGGCATCCACCTCCGATTCCCCAAAACGGTCATCACAAGTCACCCACCGATACGGCCGAAAAGCATCTAGTCCTACAATCACCACCAGGAGGCAAAAAAGGCGAGAAAGACAAAGACAAGAAACCCCAACAAGGCGAAGAAAAACCAGATCAAGGTCCCGAAGCACCGAGCAGCGGGGAGGGAGGGCCACCAGACGATCCCTCTCCAGAGGATCCTCAGAATCCCCCAGGCGGGGAGGGCGAGGTGGAGGGGGGCCCCTCACCAGGTCCCGCTCAAGGTCGCGATCCCTTACACGAGAGTCTGTTGACGGGGGTGGCGTCGCGCCTGACGCAGTGGGAGCAACAGTTCGATCAATTGGTAGACAGCATAGTGGGCGACTTGCGCAATTATTGGATGAAGCTAAAGACCCCCCAGTAATTCTGCTACGTGGTGCAGCCAATACATTAAAATGCTATCGCTATAGATTCAGAAAGAAGCATGCTGGTAGCTTTCAATTTATTAGTACAACTTGGTCCTGGGTGGGGGAGCATACAACCGATAGAATCGGGCGCTCTAGGATACTAATATCATTTCATACAGATAGTGAAAGAGAAAAGTGCTTGCAACAAATGAAACTTCCTTTAGGAGTAGAATGGTCATATGGCCAGTTTGATGATTTATAAACTGCTTTTTTACTAACACACTAACATTGCCTATTTTTTTTTACTAACCTATTTGCTTGCTACTAACAAAATGGCGCGGGCGCGAAGAACAAAGCGAGCGTCAGTAACTGACATTTATAAAGGCTGTAAAGCCTCTGGGACATGTCCCCCTGATGTTATTAATAAAGTGGAACAAAATACACTTGCTGATAAAATTTTAAAGTATGGCAGTGTTGGTGTGTTTTTTGGTGGTCTTGGAATA